ACCTTAACTTGTTTATCAATCTATTTGTTAACATGATATCAATATGATTAATCTCGCTTTGATGAGTGATATGACCGGCAAAAACAATCACGTAATACTTTGATGATCCAGGTGATCTCTGAATAATAAAGTCCTTTAACTCGTTTCCTGTATGCTGTCTGCCAGTGACGAACTGGTAAGTCTGAAGGTCGTTAGTGGCAAATATGTAAAATCCGGCCTGACTCCCTGACTGTGTTGACAGCAGTGTACGTCCGATTAATCGTTCAATCTTTTTGAAGATATCCGGCTCATCCAGGTTTAGTGCATTGGAGATGATCAATACCTGAGTATTTCCTTCGTTATCATCATCCGAAATGTTGACAATTTTTACCCCTGTTTGTCCGTAAAGCTTGGGATAGTTATTTATGAGTAGGGTATAGGTATGTGAAATCTTATACCATATTTTGTTTTCGAAGGAGAATATATAAGAGTAACCCTTGTTCGGATTTGTGACTATTAGTTCCTTATTCACCTGGTCAAATCCAATCGATGAAGATTTCATATATTCCAAAAAATCAATATCAGACATGGCCGATCCAAGGTCCGGAACGAACTTATTATCTGATGTCAATTTTTGTACCTCCGTGGAATTAGTAAGGACACCATGGGGTAAACCCTCAATATTCTCCGAAATCTTGGTTACATCCATCCCTGATATTATGTATAACCCTCTGAGGGTTGAATATACAACAGCATCCCCAACGGAAACAACATTTTTTGCATTGTCAACTACTTCACCGTTTAGTGGGAGTACATTTTGATACAAAACATCTGCTGATCCAAGCTGCATTGTCCAGATCCCCTTGGTCGTAAATATTTGAAGAGGATACAGGCCGAACTGTCCCTGCGTGAGTGGTTGTGATCCGGCAGCCATGGCCAATATCTTCCCGGTGCCAATTTGGTATGAATATTTGGCAGGATAGACCAAAGGATTTTGTATCTCGCTTACTTGCATCCGGTTTTCATCATACACCGATGGAGTAGATGCAGGTATTGGAAAGACTGCACCAAGTGCATCAATGATACTTGGGTTGTAGTTGATATTAGTCAAAGAAGTTGAAGGTGCGAAGTCAGTCTTATGCCAATAGGCGAAGTTCATCGTTACATTTTTTTTCAGGTCAACACTCATTAGGGTCTGATAATTGCCTGAACCATCAATGTCGAGTGCTATGGTCATTTTTGTGGCCCTTGAATCGTTGTATCCGATGATGCCTGGCTGTAGATAATGATACGTTGAATCTGAAATCTTCATATACCGTGGAAACAGACCTGTATGAATAGCCGTGAATTTACCAAGTGAAGTTGACAGTTCAACAGAGATAATACCCGGAGTGTCATATGATTGCGAATAATCGTCCTTTGTCTCTACTTCCCATAGGATGTAAGGTTCGCCAAAAATTGTTTTTATGCTTCCAGTGTGTAGCCTATCATTGTAAACAAATGCTCGTTCACTAACCATCTGGTGATGGCTGAACTGATCTGTAGTTAGATTCCTTCTTGTCGCATAGTCCTGATAAAATCCCTTAGTGTCTGCAAGTTTGGTGATGGTACCTGTTGTAGCTAATAATTCTGAAAATGTAAACTCAAGGATCTGATACCATCCGGAGGATGCGACTAAATTGTCGAAGTCGGGCGAATTTAGGGGGAAAGATGGTGCAACATAGCGAACATAGTTGTTCTCCGGATGTGAATCATTTTGAAGAAACTTATCTGTGATCGTTGTCTCATCGATCTTCGAAATAGGTGTAGCCTTAGTTGCAAATACAATCACCGAATCAACGATATCTTTCATCCCTTCAAAGTGTGCAGGATCATATATCCCGGAAACTATCTGCCCGACAATAGCCGAGCATTCAACTTCAAATCTCCAGTTAGCATTTCCCCATCCGGACCCATCCGGATTTTGTTGCCGAATTAACCCACCATTACTGATTTCTTTGTACCGTGGGATGGAATGCGTGATAAAGGATCCATCAAATAACCGATAGGCAACCATATACATGATCGATCCATACAGCCTTCCAAAATTGGATGACTGCTGATTGAGTCCGGCATATAGTGTCCCCAACACGGTAGTATTGGCATGAGCATAATCACAGATCACAGTATCACGTATCGGATAAGCCGGTGCAGGACTAGGAACAATAAAATTCGAACAATAAAGATTGACATAAGGTACCGGCAGCTTACCTATTTTCCCATATCCATTAGATCCGTAAAGATATACCATCATTCCGGATCCGGTTGTTACGATCATTGTTCGCTTGAGAAAAACAATATTAACATCGATTGTTGCATCCAGGTATTGATCTATGAGGGTACACACTTTCGTAGCCGGATTGATCAGGTAAATAGCGCAAGTAGTTCCAGTAATCTTTTTCCCGATCCAGTTGGGTTCTTCGGAAATGATGCCTCCTTCAATGTCGTGCAGATAAATGTCGTTAAAGTTAATAGGCGCATCCAAATATGTAAAATTTGTATCGATCACCTTAACCTTTTCACCGATTGGTCTCCATGAATTTTTACGAAATCTGACATTGACTATCTCTTGACAAGATCCATCCGGACAAGTATGTTGCGGAAATGATCTTGATATTCCGGTGAACTTAAATGATTTTGCGTTCATTTTATGCGGTTTTTGGTTTAAACATATCAAATGCGTTGGGAGAAACTGGCTTCTTCCCTTTACCTTTTACCTCTGTTGATTCAACCTTCGGGATAGCAAACGGAGCAGCTACTTCAATGAAATTGGCAATATCCTTTACAGCCATAGTGGGTTTTGCTCCGGCCTGTAGATTAGTCAGTTCAAGGTCCATTTTATAGTACATCAATTCGAAAGACTTCTCAATAACACTTTTTGCATCAGTCTTCCCTTCTGACTTTTTTGGAGGAGTAACTAATAATTCACCTGAAGGTTTATTGGTGATCTGTATTTTGAGTTCCGGAGTAACATCCTGCCGGTTACAGATATTCCAGGCTGACTTCTTTGATATTCGGTATTTCTTTCCAAGTTCAGCGTAGGATATCCCAAGCGTAATTCTCTCTTCACGGATTTGATTCAATACAACATTCGAAATCTTGGTTACATTGGTTTTTCGTGTCGTTACCATAACGAAAAGTTTTTCCAAAAGTATTGAGTATCACTACTTATTATCGGCATACTATGCACATTTATAGACCTGATTGTCCTAATAATTAATACCTTCCCTTGTAAGTTTGCCTTGTTTTAATCAATAATACGATGGCAGGATTACGGAAAGTCAGTGAAAACAGTGTAGTCAGAGTCAACGACCATCGTATTGACTCACTGGAGGCTGTGATGACTGAAAACTTTCGATCCATTGAATGTCCCATAAAACACTATTTTTCCAAAGGGATGTATATCAGAGAGGTTTCCATTCCTACCGGATCACTCGTAACTTCCAAAATCCATAAAACACAACATCCTTTTACCCTTTCAAAAGGAAAAGTTAAGGTTTCCATCGATGGCAATGATTGGATTGAACTCTCAGCACCCTTTACTGGCATTACAGAGGCAGGTACCCGAAGGATAGTGATGGTTCTGGAAGATTGTGTTTGGACAACATATCATCAATACAATACAATTCAAGGCAACGAAAACGAACTTTCTGAGTCAGATCAGGATAAGATTGCAGACAAAATTGAAGGTCGCATCATTGAAAAACATTACAACTCACTAATAGGGAGGAAAGAACTATGGCATGGGTAAGCGTAGCGGTTGGCGGTGTAGCTGCTGCCGGGAAGATATTTGGGGCAATCAAAGGAGGTCAGGCTAACCGGGCAAGTCAGGCACTTCTTAATAAGCAACAGGAAGAAAACAAAGCAGCATACAATAACAATGCCAATAAAGACTTCCTACAGACCAATGTAGCCAAGGATACAGTCAAGGAAATGAACCAGGCTAATGAGGACAACACAAAAGCGGTTGCCGGTCGTGGAGCAATTACTGGAGCATCCGATGAGGCCTTGGTTGCAGGGAATAGTGCTAATCACCAAACCTTTCAAAACGGTCTTTCAAAACTTGCAGCACAGGGAACGGCTTACCAAAATCAGCAGGAAGCAATGTTCAGAGGTCAGAAAGCAACCCTGGATAATCAGCAGATGGCTATCAACAATTCAAAAGCACAAAATGCAGCTAACCTGGGTGACGCAGCCGGGCAGTTGGCAGGAACAGTTGCCGGAGTTGCCGGGATGAAAGGTGGTGGTCTTCTGAAAAGTAGTGTTTCAAAATATGCAGGATCTCACGATTCAGGAGTAATGGATCCTTATGATCCAACAATTTAATCGATATGAGTACAATCGTAAACCCTGATGGCACTTTAACGGATACTGGAAACAACGACCAGGGCCAGACTCAACAATTCGTAAATAACTCTGTATCTCCAGAACAGCAACAAAAAATAGCAGACTCAGGAGAATATCCGGGAGATACTACTCCAGTTTCTGCACCAGTTACTGCACAACCACCTGTTTCTAAAACAGACGAACTTGTAAAAAGGTTCTATTCTGCTAATTTACCCAAACCACAAGTGGATCAGGATAAACTTGATCGCATTCAGCGCATGGGCCGTATAAATGAAATTGGCCGTGGAGTGGGTGTGCTTGGTGATATATTAAGTCTTGGTCTCGGAGGAAACGTAAATAAGACCGAACCTGACGAAACATCATCAAGACTTGCCAAAGCCTATCAGGATACACTTGACAAGTACAGTAATGATCAGGATACTTATGATCTTCGGAACTTCGAAAAGACTCGTCAGGATGCTCAATTTGGATTAAGCAATGATGATAAAGACAGGGCAAATGAACTTGCTCTGAAACGAATTAACGCATCATCGGAATTGGCTAAAGCTAAAGCTGAGCAGGAATGGAAGAAATTTGTGTTTTCTGTTGGTCAAAAGGAGGCAGACCGGCAATCAAAAGAAAAGATTGCAAAAAATAAAAATGATATTGCCTGGACCAATGTCAAACTGAAAAAAGACAAACAAGATGCAACAACAGGAAAGCCTTTTAATATTATCAGAGTAAATGATGTTGATACTCCTCTGACGCAAGGAGAACACCGGGCATTACTTGAAGAGGCTATCCATTCAAAAGCATTTACTAAGGGAGACTTACAGGCTTTCCGTGATCAATATCAGAATTCTCCTCTGGAGGGAGAAAAAAACATCGTGCAGCGATATGCCGCTTGGAAGTCAGCACAAGAAAAAAATTCTGCACAAAATAAACAAGTGCAACCATTTATTGAAGGTATTACTGCTCCTAATTATATTCAGGACCAGGTAAGAAATTTACAAAATACTGTGCCTGTTCAGAATAATCCTGATAATAATACCCAAGTACAACTAGCCAAAACGGTACAAAAACCTGCATACAACTCATTAAATTTCTGATATGGCTGATTTAACTGATACTCCGGTAGATCAAACCACTCCAAAGAATCCGTTACAAGACATTTACGAAGGTCTTTCTGCAAAGAATCCACAACTTAAACAGTATGGATTTGATGCTTTTTCCAATGACATGAAGGACCCGAACAATCTTAAACAGATTTACGATGGACTTTCCGGGAAAAATCCTCAGTTAAAAGAGTATGGTTTTGACAACTTCAAGACTGATATGCTTGGTGGATCATCCCTGCCGGATACATCAGGAAAGGATCAGAGCGTAGGTATCGCTGCCCCAGTTGTACAAAAGCCAAGTCCTACAGAAGAAATGCCAAGTTTTACCGAACATCCTATTTATTATCTTGGACAATATGCCAAAAATGCCGGGAATGCTTTTGTTTCAACAGGAAGAAGTGCATTGGCAGAAACAGGACTTGCAGTAGAGGACCAGGCATTGAAGATAAATAATGCACTTAAATCAATTACTCCCAACTCGTGGGGAAACTATTTCGATAAGGATAACTCTGAAATCAGCCAAAATATTGCATCACTCCACAAGTTTAAGGATGAATCTGACAAATTAACCGGTAAGCCGGGGGAAACACTTGGTTCAATACTCCCATTCGTTGGAATGGCTGCTGCAACAATGCTCACTAAGAGTCCAACACTGGCCAGTGCAACTGCCGGAGCATTCGGAGAGATGGGATATGGATCAGGCATTGAATCATATGATGATTTCATTAAAAATGCACAGACAAAAGATCCATCGATAAAAACAGATGAAGCAAACAGAACATTTGCCGGACTTGGTTATATGGCTGCTATGTCAATACCAATGGGGAACTATCTTGGTAAAATGATGCCAAAGGGTGTTTGGCAGGGTGTTCTTGATGGCATCTTAAAAGATACTCCGGAAGTTGCAACAAAATTAGGATCGGAAATATTTGAAAACTACGCAAAAAATAATCCAGGAGCAGCAAAACAACTACTTACTACAGTGGCCAAAGGTATGACACATGGTGTTGCATCGATGGAAACAATGGAACTAAGTAAAAAAGCCATAGACGAAGGATTAATTGGGAAGAAAGATGGTCCTGGATGGCTTGAAACCATGGCCAATGCAGCCGGTTCCGGAATGTTATTTGGAGGATTAACGGCACCTTTTTCTGCTATTACACAAAATTCAACTACTCGTCAAAGATGGGATGCGCAGGGATCGGTAACACTTTCGCATGATGCGAAAGGAAATCCTTTTGAAATATTCGTAGATAAAGACGGGAATAATCAGGGTATGACTCCTGATGGCAAGATTGTTCCAGTTACACAGAATCAAGTTAAAAATTCATTCACAATACCAACGGATCAGTTCATTGGTGCATTAAATACATTCGATAAAACAGGAAATGCACCTAAAGGGATGGAAAGAAATGCTTATTCTGGAAGGATTAAGCAAATGACTGACCATATTTCAGACAAGGATGGTAACATTTATGTTGCACAAGATCAGTCAGGAAATCCATTTTATAATATTGGTGGAAACAAAATGGTTGATGCCAATGGTATTACCGGAGATGTTGATCCATCACTACAGTGGAAAAAAGTAAATAAAGGGGAAGTTTGGCAAGGGTTAATGAATTCATATGACCAAAAAGCAGAATCAAATGGTTCAGATCAATCTTACCAACCACCACAAGCCGGGTCACAACTATCAATTGAACCGATAGATCCACGCACACAGGTAGAGCAAGATGCACGAAAATTCCATTCATCCTTTTCAGATCAGGATACCGGAAACCTTAAAGTCGTTGGCGAAATAACTCCAAATGGCGAGGACACAAAAAAATGGTTTGTTAAATCGGAGCAACAGGATAATCTTGGTAATCACACGTATCTTGTTCATGACGAACAAGGAAACCAAAAATTCTTAACTCATAAACAAATAACCGGTGAACCACAAGAAATATCTCAGGATGATTTTACTAATATAAAGCTTCAGCAGTTTGACCAAGACCAACAGAATCAACAGTTAATCGATCAGTCACGAATTATATTCAATGGCCATCACTACATTCTTACCGGAGATAAGTCGAAAAACGGAGACTATGAAGCTATTGGAGACGATAACCAGGTAAGTTCAATTCCTGCGTCCGTGGTTGATAAAATACAAGGCATTCAGCAGCAAGGAGAACAAAAACCAGAAGCAATAAGCCGTGTATATGAAAAGACTGAAATAACTGGCACCAGGGATCAGAGTGGTATAATATCGATTACTGATCCTATGACAAGCGATCAGGCCAACAATTTGAAGGAAGAAGTTGAAAGATCCACCGGTGGAAAATCAACTGTCCAATCGCAGTTAATACCCAACGATGATAGTACCCAAGCAGATTCATATCAAGTAAATATCATACCAGTATCTCAGGGGCAAGAAGCTACATCCCCCGGCACTTCCCCTGTTGATACTGTGGCCGGATCATCCGAATCACCGGCACCCTCACAACCTAATGTGACTACGCAGAAATTTGGAAAGAAGTCAACTGCAATAGACATTGCCGAAAATGATGGTTATGACGAAGTAGTGCCCAATGATAAAATGACACTTGAAAAAGCACTTCCGGCCCTTGAAGAAGAATTCAAAGGGAACAAAGACTTCGAATTACAAGTCAATCGGGAGAATATTACTATCCCGGCAGAGAACAAATATCGCCAACCTACCTACCAAAATGTCATCAAAAGCATTCGGATTGTTCCCAAAAATGTAAACAATTCAAATAATGAGTCAGAAAATATTCCCGAAGTTGAAAATAAAACTCCTATACATCAATTAATTAAAGATAATCAGAATGCAAATGGTGAACAAAATCTGCAACAATTACAAAATGTAAATCAAAATAGTTCCCAAAATGAAGAATCTGTTGAACAACCTACCGAAACTCCGGGAGTCTCTCCGGGAATCGGACAATCGAACAAAGAACAATTACTCACCCCTAAAACAGAAAGCCATGGGAAATTGCAAACCAAAGGCGAAACCTCCAAAGAAGTAGGTTCCCCCGGACAGGAAGCTGCCTCAAATGAGGTGGCTCCTGTTTCAAGACAATCAAGGAAGCCAAAAGGATTATCTGAAATACAGAAACAGGCATACAAGATTGAAGTCGATTCTACTAATGCCTATGACTTAGCGATGCAATGGTTTATTGGTGGTGGTAAAATCAACAGACAGGCACTTGAGTACATATTTGGTAATAAAAGACCGGATAATCCAAGAATTGAAGCCGAAAGAAAACCACGTTTTACCTGGGTTAATAATGAAACCGGACTAAATGTTGATCAGATTGCTCATTCGCTTTGGGAAGAACATCATTCAGAAAATAGCAATCTGACAGACCAGGACTTTAGAGATGCAGTAATAAGCGTAATTACCGACTATAGTTCGCCTGTACAGATGGCCAAGGATCTATTGAAAAAATATGATCCAAATAAGGAAGAATTTACTCCAGAGCAGATACAAGAAATGGAAAAAGATGGTATCTTTAATACTCCGTTGAACGAAGAGGACATTTCTTTTGAAAATAGTGGATCGGATATACCTGAAGAATATCTTAATCAGTTAGGTAAAGAATACGAGTTATCACCTGAAAGTCAAACAGAATTAAATAATTTATTCCATGACCTCACCGCAGAAACTACTAACACCGAAACAGAAAAGACAACTGACCATGGCAGCCAGAAACCTGAAAGCACTGGAAAACCTGAACAATCCACAGCCGAAGGATATCAAGAAGTAGTTCCTAATCCCAACCAGGAACAGATTGATAAAGTTCAATCAGAAATTTATAATCTCAAAAAACGTCTTGTTTCCAAAGAAAAGGAAGTAGATGGTCGCAATGGGCTGTTTGGAGATGCTGCATCCAATCTGAATGATTTGTTTGGACAAGAGGAATTCGATACTGATAATGCCAGGAAGGTTATTCAATATCTGAAGGGTGAGATTGAAAACAAATCACTTGAAATAGAAAAACTTAGTAAGTCCGGAGAAACTGCACTCGTAGAAAATAAAGGACAGCAGGAAATTTCTGTTCCGGATAAATCAAAACCACTCTTAGCTGTTTTAGACGAGCAATCAAAAGAAATCGAAGGTAAGAATCTTGAAAAAATAGAGGACTTTGGAGAGAAGATTGGTGGAGCAAAGAAAGATTTGATTCACAAATACATCAACAAAATCAATCTCAATGGGCTTACACTATCAACCATCTTCCCAAAACCAGATATAAAATCACTACTTGATTCCGGATTATCTTTAAAAGATGCTTCGGCCATTAAGGTTGCTCATGAATTTGCAACTACGGACAAAAAAAGAGGACTGAAATATATGATATTTTATGCCTCATATGCAAAGAGCGTTCTATCCGATAGTATAAATCTGGAGTTTAAATCTGAAAGGTCCGTCTTTACGGATTATGGAAAGTCTCAGTTGACACTGCGTACAGATGCCTATGAAAAGGTTGCAAAGGAATTAGGTAATAATTATTTGCAACTTGATCTATCCAGATTCAGAATAGCCGAACTTACCGAAAATAACATTAAGCACTACGTAAAGAAACCTGAAGGTAAATACTATGTGCAATACAATGTTGATCCTAAAAAGTATTTTGATACCATTTCCGAAGCGTTAAATCACTTTTCTGAACTTGTAAAGAAAAATACAACTACGGATACAGTAACTAAAACACACAAAATTAGCATCTATTATGGCAAGAATGATTCAGGTTATCTGCTTGGATATGCACTAAGAGGCAAACCCCTTGTCCGGATAAAAGAAGGATTCAAATCAGCTTCAGAAGCCAGAGAATATCAGAAAGCAAATGATTTCGATCTGCAAACTATGATAGAAAGAATCCTTTCGGAGAATAAGGCAACACGTAATCCTGTCACCAGACTAAAATATTATAACGAAACCTCAAGAGATCGGGTGGGTAATGATTGGAGAAAAGGGAAAGATATCTCAGCAAAAGAACTTGCAGACAAATTTGGATTCCGGGCAGTAGAATTCGGCGAATGGGCTAATCAAAAAGAGAGACAGGTATTTTTAAATAGTGTCCATGATTCAATGATGGATCTATCCGAGATACTTAATGTTCCACCTAAAGCCTTATCACTTAACGGAGAACTTGCAGTATCATTCGGAGCAAGAGGATCAGGAGGCGTACAGGCGCACTTTGAGCCTGAGAAGAGGGTAATTGCACTTACAAAGACAAAAGGAGTAGGAACACTTGCTCATGAGTATTTTCATGCCCTTGATAACTACTTTGCAGACTGGAAATCTGACTCTAAAAATATGAAGGCTGGTTCATCGCTTGACTTCGGGAAAGATGCCAGAGGTGAGATAAAAGAAGTTTTCTCAAAACTGAATGAAATACTTCGTTCAAGCGACCTAAAAAAACGCTCTCAGAGTCTTGATAACTTAAAAAATAAGTTGTATTTCAGCCTTACACATGAAATGGCTGCTAGATCATTCGAGGACTATGTTCTAAATAAACTCAACGAATTCGGTCAGATCAATGATTTTCTGGTTAATTATGTTTCAGATAAAGATTGGTCCGGACTTCCTTCGCAGTATCCATATCCAATTGGAGAAGAGTGCAAAGAAATAAATAATATTTTCGATAAGTTATTTGAGACTATTGAGACAAAAGAAGATAACGGTAATATTGCACTGAAGGAACCACAGGCACAATACGGAAATCCAAAACAGTCATCAATTGGATTCTATTCCACAGCAGAAAAGGCGCTAGGCAACATATCTCAGAACAAAGGTACTTCCGATCAATTCAAAGCCATGCTCCTTAAAAATGGCGCAAAACAAGCAGAATTGGATTGGATGGGATACGACCAAGAGTTTCCGGGAAACAAGCCTGTTACTAAGGAGGCAATTCAGAACTGGATTAATCAGAATATGATTGATGTGACTGAGGTAGAAAAAGGAAAGGGAGAACTTAATGTTATTCCCATGGAGGATGAACCTCATATACTGGAAGTCTATCGAGCAAATGATCCAGATGGAGAGTATGCCGGAACTGTTGGAGAAATTATTATTAATGGTCCGGGTATGGGTAATTATAAAACCCCACAAAATAAAAAGTATGCTGTAAATGTTCCTGGAATTCCATCAAAATCCTTTGATACTCAAAAAGAGGCAGAGGATTATATCAAATCTAATACAGATTTGGCGGACGAAACGAAGTATGCAAATTACGTAGAACCCGGAGGTACCAACTATAAGGAACTACTTCTGACGATGCCATCCGGTAAGGACGGTTGGGAACAGTGGAAAAATGATAAGTCAGGAAAATCATTCCGTTCCTCCCACTTTGATGAACCCAATATACTTGCACACGTGCGTTTTGATGAACGCACTTACAGCGAAGATGGTACGGGTTACACACCTCAAAAACGAGTCCTTTTCATCGAAGAGATTCAGAGTGATTGGGCGCAGAAAGGGAAGAAAGAGGGATTTGCCAAAGATAACGCTAAGTTATTGGCAGAACAGGCGCAATTAGAATCAGAGAAAAAGAAGCTGTACGAACGTAATCGTGCTATTTCGGATGAAACTAAAATGGAAAGAACTGAATTACTTCGATTTAATGAGGAGTTCCGAAGTAATAGAGATAAGGACAGAGAAATCCAAAGCAGACTGAACGACATAAAAGGAGAATTAAATGAAGGAGTAATTCCTAATATGCCTTTCTCCAAGACCGACCAATGGGTAAACCTTGCGTTCCGAAGGATGATGCGTTATGCCATTGATAACGGATTCGACCGTATCGCTTGGACAAACGGGGAAATGCAGGCAGCGAGGTATGATCTGAGTAAACAGATCAAAAGTGTCAATGCGGTTAATGAAAAAGGCAGCAACAAATCGTATCAATGGGATTTAACTGTCACCGATTACAACGGGAACCCGTCTGTTCACAAAATTCTTGATGATAAAGAATTGGCTGATACTATTGGAAAGGATTTGGCCGACAAGATTATTGCAGATAACCCAAATAGGTGGGACACTAAAACATATAAAGACCTTGACCTAAAAGTCGGTGGTGAAGGAATGAAAGCCTTTTACGATGCCATCATCCCATCCGCAGTGAGCAAATTGGGAAAACCGTTCGGGGCGAAGGTGGAGAATATTGATATGCAATTTGGTGACCCAGGTGAGAATGATTTGAATCCGCTACACCTTACTTCAGAAATGTACGATGGAACACAAGAAGATTTTCCAGGATATGAGGAAGCACAAGTTGGAGAATGGTTGATCAGGGATGCCAATGGTAACTACGAACTAACTTTGGCAGAGAACGAAGCACCCAATGGACCTTCTGCTATTCAACGGTACTATGAGATAATGGACGAGAACGGCGATCCTGTCAGAGTAAAAAATGCCGGAACCCAAACTGTCCAATCCCTACCAATCACTCCTTCCATGAGAGAAGAAGCAAAGAATGGGATGCCATTATTTGAACCATCCAAGAGTTACAATAAATCTGTTCCGCTCACCCAATTTCTGGAAGATTCAAAGAAGCAATTATATTTGGAGAAAGAGAAGGAAATGCCAAAGATAAGCAATAAGCAAGTCAAGGATATTTTCACTACCCTGGTGAATGAAATGTCAGACACTCCCGGAGAAGAAACTACCATTGATGGTTTATTGATGAATTGGAATGACTCAGAATTAAATGAGGACAGAGATAAAATAAAAGGATACTCAGGAAGAGATCGCTTATATTCCAAAGGTAAAGAAGGAGGATCCCAAGATATAGCCAAACGTGATTTTATTGATTGGGTTCAATCGGAAGAACCGTTTGAGGAAAAAAAATACGGTAAAGGTATTCGTCAAGATAAAGATTGGGTTGCAGGAGTTGAAAAGGCAAGAGAAATAATTAGTCGTTTTATTGGGAAAGAGAACAAAAAAAATGAACTCACGTCTGCTTCTTTTGGTAAAAAAGACGATGCCGAAACACCCCCTTGGGAATCCAACGATATCAATAAAATTGACAAGAAGTCGGAGAGCAATAACGTGAGTCCATCACAATTTGAAGCAATCAAAAAGATTACTGAGAACAAATCTAAAAATAATATTCGTTATTCCAAATCCAGAACAGACAGAACTGGAAATAATATTGGTGACGGAACTTGGAATATTGAACCCCACATTAATGATTTCAATGAATACCCACAGATAAAAACATCGGTTAGTAATAGCAGGACAACCGAGAGTACCTACGTAACATACTTAAATAGTGAAAACGGTAAATCAATAACCGTACGATTCTCTAATCATGAAAACAATGCCACTAAATTCGGGGATCAACTTGACGACATGGCATCAAATGATGAAATTTTGTTCCGACTTGGACTAAAAAAACGAGAATTTATACCAAACAAATTTTTAAATATATGGACAAGACAAGTTTCAAAAAATGATCTTATAAATAACACCTTTGAAGAGGGAGACAAAACTATTAAGGAACTTTATGCTCTTGGGAAAGATGCTGATCTATCTGATTATAAAGGAAAATTGGCAAAAGACAGCAACTATCTGATTTTAGGGGATAAGGTTCAAGAGGAAACAGAAAAAGGACGCGATGTTTTTGGAGGTCCGACAACAAAAGGGAATTTTGTTTATTCAGATTTAGAGAACAAAAACGTAAATTCCGATTTATCTTTGTTAAACGAATCTCAATTATCCTTAGATTTCAGCGATGCCCAAGAATACAAAACAGCCAAAGGAGAAACCATACGTTATAAAGCCACAGGTGCAGATTCTTACACAGGTGAACCCAACGTACAACGGAAAACCGATAAAAACCAGACCGTCTATTGTGGATTAGAACGTCAGGTTAATGAAATAGGCTTCATTCAACTCTCAGGAGACACAAAGATTGAATCACCAGATGATGTTGCCTACCTTTTCCGATCCCTTGAATCAGCACCAACAGAAAATGTCTTTGCCGTACTTCATCAGAAAGATAGAGGCTTTAAGATTTTGTACCTTTCAACTGGCGGAACATCAAGTTCTATTATTGACATAAAACTTATAACGGCAGCAGTCGGAGAGTTTAACGCAGAGTCAGTAACCTTCGTACATAACCATCCTTCTGGTAACCTTGAAGCATCCCCGGCAGACAGAACAAGGCTTCAGGAAATGAAAGACGCACTGAATGGAATAGCCAATATCAATCCGGCAGTTATTATCAATCTTGATAGTGGAAAATATTCAGTCCTTCATTCCGGAAGTTACAGTACTGACATTGAAACAAGACCAGATCAGGCAAGAGCAACAGAAGAACAGGCCAAAATTTACCAGTTCAACAAATCTATTCTATACGATAACTCAGATAATTTTCAACAAATTAAGGGTTCTCGGGATGTTGCACAGTTTTTAAGTTCAATGAAGAGGGGAACGAATAAAAAGTTCACAGTCCTTCTGCTTAACCGTCAGAACAAAATCACGAAGGTATTTTTAACGGATGATATTTCTCCAAAGAATATCGTTCCAATGGTAGGCAAACATGGTGATGGAGTTATCATTTCTACGAATGTGGCACTGCCGGTACCAGCCCAACTCAAAGCCCAACTCAAAGCCAACAATACAGAGTTGTTAGACTGGATACAGGTTCAGCAAGATCCTGCTATTTTGAGTAATTATAAGTCTTTTGCTGATGAAGGATTACTGGAACCACTAACAAAATATGAAACTAAAGAGGTAAACGATCCTGGTAAATCTGTTCCACTTTTGGATAGACTCCAACAGGCAAAAGAACTAACCAAATACATTCCCGGAGTCACAGAAGGGAAAGAGGCCATTGAGAATTTTACCGAGGCATTAGCGGTTACAATGGCACCATATAACTACCGATCCGGAGGTAAGTCAACAGCACAATCAATGAGGTCAAGCCTTGGAACTATGGCAAGAAATATGGATATGGCTACTGCACAATTAAAACAGGCCAAGAAGTATTTCAACCGAAATAGTACTGAAGGAAACCTAAAATTCATTGATAATATGGAAAGGGGACTTCCCCAAGAAAATGAAACACTTCAGGGTTATTCGGATGCACTTCGCCAACAACTTGATCATGCAAGAGATGGAGTAAGGAATTTAGGAACAGGAAAACTAGAGCAATTCATCGAAAACTATTTCCCTCATTTTTGGGAACAGAAAGGACGTATCAATGAGAAGTTTAGCAACAAAGTAAAGAATCCACTGGAAGGAACAAAAAGTTTCCTGAAACAGCGCACAATTGAATTTACCAAGGATGGTATTAAAGCTGGATTAACCCCTATCTCATATAATCCTGTCACTCTTGCACTAATGAAGATACGGGAGATGGAGCGTTACATCATGGCGCACCAAACCTTGAATGAACTGAAGCATTCCGGATATATCCGGTTTGTAAAAATTGGTCGGCCTAAACCGGATGGATTTACCATGATCGATGATAAAGTAAGCCGGGTAATGGTTCCTACCGATGGAGGACTTCTTTACGTTGGAAACTGGTATGCAGAAGAAAATGCTGCAAGGGTTTTTAATAACTTCCTATCAAAAGGGTTAAGGGGAAATCAACTCTATGATCTATATCGTGGACTTGGAAATATAATCACTCAGTTTCAGTTAAGTCTTTCTGCTTTTCACCTTGGATTTACTTCGTTTGACGCTGCTATTTCGTCACAGGCTCTTGGTTGGGAGTATCTTTATCACGGTAAACCAATCGAAGCTGCAAAACAGTTTATGAAAACTCCAATCGCTCCTATTACCAATATTATTAATGGAAATAGATTGATGAAATCCTGGTATGGAAATCCAAGTACTCCGGAAATGGAAGAGATTGCCAAATATATGGAAATTGCCGGTGGTCGGGCAAAGATGGATGACTTTTACAAGGAACAGTGGTATGATAGGATAATCGAAAATTGTAGAAAACACAGATACTTATCTGCTGGTCTTGAAGTTCCACTGGCGATACTTGAATGGACCAATAAACCAATCCTTGAACATATTGTACCAAGGCAAAAACTTGGTGTATTTGCTGACATGGTAAGTTATGATCTGAAAGTATTCCCAAATTCATCGGACACAGAGCGTAGAAGGAGACTTCAAAAAGCATGGGACTCCGTGGATAATAGAATGGGGCAACTAGTATATGATAACCTGTTCTGGCACCATGTAACAAAAGATGTTCTTATGGCATCAGTACGGTCCGTTGGTTGGAACCTTGGAACAGTTCGTGAAGTTGGAGGCGCACCGAATGAACTTGGAAGAATTATACTTGAAGCAGCTAAGGGTAAAACATCTGCTGACACCCATAAGATTGCCTACGCAATAGGACTTATCGCTACAACAATGATTGCAAGTGCCCTATACCAATACCTTCGTACTGGTAAACGTCCGGAGGAACCAAGGGATTATTTCTTTCCAAAAGATGGAGAAGTAGATAAGCATGGTGATCCAACAAGGACTTCAATGCCAACATACGTAAAAGACCTCTATCATTATGGCAATAACTTTCCAAGTGGAGCGTTAAAGACGCTCAAGGATAAACTATCTCCGGTGAATGGTATAATTATTCAGATGATGGAAAATAAGGACTATTTCGGTACTAAAATATGGAATGAGGATGACCCAATTGATCAAAAAACAAAAGATGTTTTCAGTTATATGGCCAGTCAACTTATATCATTTGGATTTCGCAATGCTCAAAAAAATGAATCAGACAAATTTATTGATAAAGTAATGCCGTTCATTGGGTTTATTCCTGCTCCTTACGACTTGAATATGTCATCAACAGAAAAACTAATGAACGACATCCTTCGTGAAAAATTGCCGGTTGGAGGACGAACAAAACAACAGGCAGATAATTCACAGATGCTGGGCAAACTTAGAAATGACTATCAGAAAAAAGGAGATACAGATGCACTGCGGGAGGCATTAGATTCACGAAGAATAACATTCAAGCAATTTGAAGATGTCCTTGATGATTCTCAGATAAGTCCAATTGAAAGAAATGCCAAACGATTGACAGAAGTAGAACTTGCCTATGTTTATCAACAAGCAGATCCAAAAGTAAAGAATCAGTTAGCAGATATTCTTAGGAATAAAGTATTCGCTAAAATGAAAACAGATCTTACGGATGATGAGCGTTCAAACTATGAAAAATTACTTGAACAGATCGATAACGATACAAAATAATACTCCATGAATACACCTACAATTCGACCAAAACTGACAATGAGTAAAATGTCAGTAAAGAAAAAAGAAGTACCAATAGTAACTTCTTCTTTTGATAGGAGAAAACTAAACTATTACTGCCAGTTATGGAATGGATTAGCTACTTTCAGAAAAGAAAGTGAAAGAGCAGCAAAGTATTTCAATGGAGACCAGTGGCACGAAAAAATCCGGAATAAATCCGGTCAATGGGTGCGAGAGGATGAGTATATAATTTCTCAGGGAAAAATTCCACTGAAACAAAATAAGATTAAACCGATCATCCGTACTCTTGAAGGACAATTCAGAACAGATACTTCCAAGAGTGTTGTGGTTAGCAGGACACCCGAAAAAAGCAAGGAATCAGAGATGCTCAGTAATGCACTCCAGTATTCCTTAACATCAATCAATAACTCCAGGGATCTTGACGCAAGAGTTTTGGAGGAATATCTCATATCAGGACTTGCCGTACAGAGAATATCTTACGAATATATCCCCGAACTGAAGAAAAAGGATGTTCTTATTCGTAATCAGAATAGAAATGTGATGTTTTGGAATGGGGATATTGAAGATATCCGTGGTTACGATGTAAGGGTTATTGGACGTATGATTGACTGTACCATTGACGAACTGTTAGTAAACCTTGGTTCAACTCCGGAGAGATGTGCTGAACTTAAAAAGATTTACTCCCTGGCATCTCTTGAGTATTATACAACTATTGACGCAAATAACCCTGAACTTTTTTACAACAAAAATTTCTATCTGCCACTTGATAATTCAAAGTGCCGGGTAATAGAAGTTTGGGAAAAAAGACTCGTTGAACAGATGTGCATCCATGATTGGATGGATGGAATTGAGTTTTACGCTGATTGGACAAAGAGCCAATTAAAGGCAGCCAACGACCTAAGAATATCAAAATATGCCTCTAATGGTGTTGCTCCGGAAGATGTGCCTATCATGGAAGGAACGCAAGAGAATGTAATGAAATGGTTTTTTACCTACTATTCCCCTTACGGACATATTCTGCGTGAAGGAGAATCACCATTTGAACACGGATCACATCCATTCGTAACTTTATTCTATCCCCTTCTGGATGGCAAGATAACTGGATTAGCCACGGACCTGATTGATGCGCAACGACAAGTCAACCGTTTGTTGATTATGAACGAAATGATCCTTAGTTCATCTGTAAAAAATACCCTGGTTATCTCCCAGGAGGCTATGGATGGCAAAACAAAAGATGAAATTGGCGATGAATACAAGGAAATTGGGGGAGTAGTAGTTGTTAAACCTGGACCATCCGGAAGGATTGGCGAGTCAGTCATGGAAATGAAAGGATCAGTTGGAAATATGGGAGTTTCCGAGATGATTCAACTATATATTCGTATGCTTGAAGATGTATCCGGAGTATATCCGGCCATGCAGGGGCAACAGGCGCAGTCAGGTACCTCCGGAAAGCTATACGATGCACAGATCATGCAGAGTACTCTTAACTCCAAGGATGTAATGGATACGTTTACAGGACTGTTCCGGAAGAACCGTGACATGAAAGTACTCCAAACCATTCAGCAGTATTATACAGAACCAATAATGATTGCCATTTCGGGTAAAGGGTATCTTGAAACTGCTCAACTCTATGATCCTGAAAAGGTAAAAGATATTCAATATGATACTGTCATCGGCCAGACTGCTGACTCTCCGGTTTATCGTGCAGTGATCGAAGATTCACTGAATAATATGCTCTTTAAAGGATTAATTGATCTTCAGACGTTCCTGGAGAATACTACAATGCCATATTCTCAACAGATGCTTGAAAGCATTAGAAAAAGAACAGAACAGGCGCAATCCAATCCACAAGCAGCAGTTCAGGGTCTTGCACAAGATGCACAACAGGCAGGAGTAGGTGGAGATCAGCAAGTAGTTGATGCAGTTCATCAAGGGATTAAACAATAGCACAGTTCATTATCCAAAGGATATTTGAAGTAAAAACCCGGTTGTTATGCCGGGTTTTTTTGTTAGCGTAAGAGGAGGAGTCGAACCGTGAGGCCAAAGTATAGGAGATCAATTCCACTTCAGACTACTATTGTCAATACCTATTCCACCAACCATAGG